CCTCTATATTTAAGAAGGTCAAATTTCTTAACCCAATTGTATAGGGCTTGTGGAGAGATTGTAATGCTGTGACTCTGATCCAATCTTTTCGCTATATCTGATAGGTTCATCCGTTTTTTAACGTAATGCTCATAGAGCCACCCTTTATCTTTATACGGTTCTATTGGCATGGCGTACCTCTCATCAGATTGTACCAGACCCCGATGGCGAGAGCGTCGATTTCGTCGGAATTGTACAATGAATCTTCAAGCTCTTTTCCGTACTTATCCTTCATCAACTTCCTGACCCTGGACTTCCTCTGTTTGGCAGCCCACTTCTTTGCCTCAGTAGTTCCCCATTGAGATTCCCACCTTTCCTTCTCCGCCTTGGTCACTTTCTTATATCCAATCTGACTTTTCCAAACAAGCGGATTCGCCTCAATGACAAAAGGACAACTCATAGCGAGTAAGCCCATAGTATGCCCAATAATATAAGATATCAATTTACTGGTTTTGAAATTTTGAATAAAGACGGCTTCTTCAATAACCGCAACACTAGGTTTATGTTTTTCAATCACACCTGGTAAAGTGCAACTAATAATCCTCAACTTTTCTTTAAAATCAGATACTCCTGACAAATCAATATTGCCAATCTCAACTATTTCATCATTGGAACGCATTATGGCATAAGCTAACGACCTAGTGGAAGGGTCTATAGATATTATTGTTTGATTTTTAAGCGCACCTAGCGATTTCACAATGACATCTCCTTACGTAACTTTTCTTCATCCCAACCCCATCCAACCAAACGCTGGATATAGCGCTCCCTCTTACAACTTTCACAAATGTTTTCTTTATTATATATTGACAATACACCACCACACTCTCTATGAAAACCAGGGCAAATCCTCTTCTTCCCAAAAGCCTCTTTGTTTTCATGATATCGCTTAAGGATCTTAGCATTAGTCACCAGCCTTCTGCACGGAGTTGAGCAATATATAGCATTGTACACCTTTGGTAAAAAGGAAACTCTGCATTTTTCGTTAGCGCAAACTCTATATTCGTTGTCCGACATCCGCGTCTGCCCAGCAAAAATCTCTAGCATTACAATACAAGCATTGCTGAGAGCTTGCGCTTTTATACGGACGAACCGGCAGCGTATCCTCAAGAAATGCTTTATATACCTTCCTGTACTTCTTAAATAATTTCTCTATAAATTGATCATCACGTTCCATATATATAGGCAAAATTTCTTGATTGTTCTTATTTTCGTAAATTACAAAACCACTAGACAGATCTAGACAATGCATGTATATCTGAGCCTGCCTGATGTGGTCATCCTTTGGTTTATTATAAGTCCTTCTATAGGCGAAACCTGCATCAGATATTGATTTAAGCTCGATTAGTTTTTTCCCGTCAAAATTAATAATACCGTCAGCAGTTCCGCTAACAGGAGGATCATCCAGATTGACAGGAATCTCTTCTGATTCCAGGATGCCCATCTCTCTGAGATACGAATATATACGATCATGGACAGCATGTCCATTGTCAAATATCCTATGCGTTTGAGGGGCGAAAGAGTTTTCAACCTCAACCCCTCTAAACAGATATACCCAATACCTAGCACACTGATTTGTGTAACTAGGGTGAAATCCGTCCACACGCTTTAACTCTGTTTTATTCCTTGTCCCTAAATAATCATCAATCGATTTCAACAACTTCTCTGATAAGTCGCCTGTGTCAACCTCTACAACAGCCTCTTTTTTAGGCTCAGTAGCGGGCTTCACTCTCAACTTGTCTAGGCTCTTCATTAATTCATGCCTCCTTTGGCACTTAACTTCAACGTATTAATATTCTCTTCTAGCGCCTGGTACAGAGTTTTCCATATGTCATTTCTCAGTTTATCTGTTTCCGTCATACGAGAAGACCGTCGTTTATAGGCTTGTGATTTTACAATCATTTGCGTTCTATACGCTGCTAATATTGTAGCACATTTAGATGCCTGAATTCCTAGATAATCATTAGGATTCTCAATAATGTCACCAACAATCCGCATGACCTCTATGAATTCCTCAGCCTCGCTCCCCATTGCCTCTCTAATATAATCTGTATCAACCACTATATCATTCATAATCAGTATCCTTTATTAGTTCCCTAAATAATGTCCACTCAATTATAGCAACCTTTGTATCACTATCTTCACCCAAAACGACAGAAATGCAAGGATGTCTATACTGAGCATTAAAGGCATCTTTACGCATCTTTCTCCAAGCAGTCCTTGTAAGGGTAAATGTTTTCTCATTATGTTTATAGTCAACAAGAAACTGCCCCAACTTAGCATCACCTTTCATCATTCCACGCCCAGAGTTCTTCACCCCCTGAGCGCCATCTTTCTTGATCTCTTCCTTCTCAGTACGCTTAGGCATTCATTAACTCTTTCAATTTAATCTTATCCTCTGACGACAGGTCTATAGCGCCTAATCCGTTCCACTTCTTATCCTCAAAGTTAAACCAGGCTCCCCTTCTCTCAATATGACCACTCTCTACAGCGGTATCAATGAGCTCCCTATCATAATCTATCGTTCCCTCTTGAGGAAGGATGTAGTAATGCCCAGACGAACCAATAGAAGGAATCTGTTTAGTCTTGTCAATAGTCCAGACAACCTTTTGACTAGTAATCATCTTTGAGTCGTCCCTCTCCATCTCTTTCGCTGAATAGGACAGAAACAACCGGACGATGTTATGCATATTGTGATGAACCGAATTGCCCATCTTCGCTTTAAGCTGTGCATACAAACCGCTCAAATCAACAGTCTGATGCGCTATGAACAGCATTATATTTCTCTCTTTGTGTAAATGATGCACCAGTTTTTGCAAGAAGTAGCCCTGGGATCTAGCCTGCAGCCCCAACGCCTTACCGCCCTCTGCCTTAGCATAGAACTCTTCTTTAATAATGTTACTTAATGAATCAAACAGAAAAATGTGCTTCTCAACAGGATGCTCGAGGTATCCAATCAAATTCTTAATCAAATCCTCCACAACAGTGCCCTGCATCAAAACAATATCATCAGTATCAATACCACATTTTGCAGCATACTCGTCATTATACGAATACTCAGAATCAACCACAACTGGTCTATAACCCATCTTTTGGGCATTCGCCATCACATGATATGCCATAGTGGTTTTACCCGCTGACGGTGTTCCCCATAATAGATGGGTTGCGCCAGTATAAAACCCTCCGCCTAAAGCACGATTAAGCCCCATGCTTGGCGTAGGTATTACTTCTCTTTGTGGGACTTTATCGCCCCTTCTTTTATCAATTACTAACATTTATATTCTTCCTTTCAATATAATCTTCAATCTTAATCATAGAATTGGGCGTACTCAACTTGTATCCGTCAAGTTTAGCAATTCTAGTTCTTCGATCCGTAATGGCTTCTAACTTTGCAGCATACCACTGACCATTACTCAGCATGCTGGCAAAAGCATTATACAGATTCGGGAAAATTACAATTTTCGACATTGAATCCCCATCCCAACAATACATGTTGGCCATCTTAGTTCCCTTAGAGGTCTTAAACACTCTGTAGTCGAAACAGTACATCAGAGACTTTTCGTCACTAAACACACCCAGCCCATGACTATACAAATACTTATTGTAATGCTCTTTACCTTTATTCATTAATAATATGAAGTTATGCAAGTCTGTATCTTGATATTCAAAGGCATCACAATGCATGTGTATGCCTTTGTCGCCAACTAATGCATAAACATAATCTCTACTGGATATTTCACAGTCCCTGTCCGCAAACAATGTTAGAGATCCTGTCTCATCCTCTAACTCGACTCTCATATTCCCAGGCCATTTCTTAGCAGCACGCACAACCCCTCTAACGATATGAAGCTCAGGATCTTTAACGTCAAAATCTGCACAGTTCTCAACGAAGTCCGTAAAGGCATCATTAAACGTCTGCCTTACCGGTAACCCAAGGATTGGAAGATAATACTTCTCATGCTCGTACTCAGATACATGATGCACCGAAGCGAACGCCCCGACCTTATCTAGATTCTCTACAATGGTTTTATTCACAGCGCTCTTACGACATTTGCCGGTAAATTCCTCATAAGAAGAGAATGGGCGTTTATTCTTTATTTCCTCAATTGCCTTTTTGCCACAAGAAGCTACATTTGACAAGCCAAACCTAATCCCATACCCCTCTACGTAATCAGCGGTATCAATAGTAAAGTAATCATCAGATGTGTTTACGTCTGGGGGCATTATCTCAATACCCATTCTTTTTGCTTCAAGAATATAAGCAGTTATCTTCTCTTTATTATTCTCATTAGATAGCATGCTCCACATGTACTCCAAAGGATAATAATACTTCAACCACATTGTTTGATAAGTAAGCATAGAATATGCAACAGCATGTGATTTATTAAACATATATAAAGAAGACAACTCAAAGTCATTCCATACCTTCTGCGACACACTTTTGCTAAGCTTCCCATTATTCAAGAACTTTTCTTTGAACTTATCAAACTCTCTAATATCACGTTTCTTTCCGATAATCTTACGAAGAGTATCTGCCTCAGACCATGAAAAGCCAGCAATCTCAACAGCAACTGCCATCAATTGCTCCTGAAACACCACTGTTCCGTATGTATCTTTGAGAATAGGTTCAACTGAATCATGAATATACTTCGGCTTAGCCGTTCCCTTCTTGCAAGCGATATACTCCTTACCCTGCGACAATAGGGCACCAGGCCTTACCAATGCATTACTAACAACGAGATCATTGAAATCAGAAATACCCATACGCTCAATAAGATTTGTATATGCCCCAGCCTCTGCCTGGAACACACCAGAAGTATTACCTGAATCGATTGCTTTATATATTTCAGGATCGTCCAGCTTCAGGGAATCCTCTTTAACGTCCACCCCGTGCAGTTCTTTAACTTTTTTAAGACAGTCAGATATGACAGAAACAGTCTTCAAACCTAAAATGTCAATCTTGATCAAGCCAATATCTTCAGCGTCAGTCATCTCAAAGGCGGACACAAGCGATCTGTCGCTTCCCCCGACCTCTTTGCGTGTCTCCACCGGACAGACCTCGCTGAGAGGCACAGAGGACACGACCATGCCCGCTGCGTGGATACCAGTATTACGTATGCGCCCCTCCAACTTCTCAGCAGTTTTAATGATGTCAGGATATTTCTGACAAAACAGTTTGCCCTTATCGTTGCTCTTCAACTCACCAAGAGTTTCAAATAATGGCGTAATACCATTAACATCTGCATACGGCAAGGCAAACACTCTGGACACATCTTTAATGACCGACTTTGCCTTGAACTCGCCATATGTTGAAATGGCAGCAACATTGTCGTATCCCCATCTTTCAACAAGATAGTCTTTAACCTCTTTACGTCTTTTATCCTCAAAATCCAAATCAATATCTGGATAATCGTTTCGTTCAGGATTTATGAAACGAGCAAACAATAGGTCATACTTCAGGGGGTCTACAATTGTAATATCAAGAACATAAGCCAGCAAGGAACCTCCAACGGACCCTCGCCCAGTACCCCGACCTATACCGTTAGTGTCAGCCCACTTGATTAAATCCCAAATAATCAAAAAATAGTCAGAGAAATTCAACTGACTGATGATGCCCAATTCCTCCATAAGCCTTGCTAGGTAATCTGGATCTTCACCCAGCCCCTTTTCCGCAAGAGAAAACATCGCTATCTCTTTTAAATATTCATCAGAGTTTAGACTCTTCATATACTTAGGCAATAACGACTGCCTCGTCTGAACCTCTGCCGAACACTTTTCGGCTACCTCAACAGTGTTGGAAATAATTGAACTTTCCCCATAGCCGGCTTTATTGAACCATTCAGATATTTCTTCTGCATCAGCGACATACGGAGTTATGTCATCAAATCTTAAAAATCTATTTGGATACATGACATTCAATTTATCAGTAACCGACATGGATGGCATAGTTGCACAACTATGTTCTGTCGCATGCCTCAGAACCTCTGCATTGAATCCTGGGTATTGCGCAGCTGTCAGCAGAACCTCTTCACATCCTGCATCCTCTTTAGTAGGATAATGGCAGTCAGCGGTACCAACAACCTTTCGACCATACGCCTGCGCCAAATCAATAATACCATCATTGATCTCTTTAGGGTTCCAAGGCTGTATCTCAAAATAAAAATCGTCTTTGAATATTTCTATAAACTTTTCGGACAGTTTCGCTGCTCGACTTTCGTCACCGTTCTCTATTGCCTTGGCTATAGCACTACCACGACACCCCGACAATGCAACAACATCATCATCTACCAATGACGACAGTAGAGGGAAATCAATTCTGGGTTTATAGTAAAAATTATCAGCCCAGGCTGTTTTAGTTGCTTTAAATAACTTTGACAAACCCTCATTGTTTTTAGCAAGCAATATTAAATGGAATCTCTCCGCCTTCGCATCCATATCATCATTATTCACATCTGGAACAAAGTACGCCTCTATACCAAATATAGGCTTAACCCCATACTTCTTACAAGCGCTTTGAAACTTAAGAACCCCGCCCATTGTTCCGTGATCAGTGATTGCGGCTGCAGTCTGACCATTCTTAGAACTAATACGAGCGATATCCTCTGGCGTAGACATTCCATCCAGAAGGCTGTACTCAGAATGACAATGCAAATGTACGAAATCATTCATTACTTCTGCCACACTTTCAATAGATGCCTCAACTCGACAGGAGAGATAATTACTGTCCTAACGCCTCCTTCACTGAGTAGATCAATAGCGTCCTCATGATGATACTTCGTCATCGCCCTTACTTCTTTGATTCCAGCATTAATGATCGTTCTGGCACAGAACACACACGGCGTCGTTGTAAGATACATCGTAGAATTTTTGGTTTTAGAGCCATTATGTGCAGCATGTAGTATTGCATTCAATTCAGCATGCACCGCCCTACACTTACGAAAGTCACTACCAGGCTCTCTGGTCAGACAGGAGATAGCGCAATGCTCAGTTCCTTTTGGAGAACCGTTATAGCCAGTAGACAAAATACCCATAGTTTCTGAGTCAACAATCACAGCACCAACAGCTCTAGACGGGCACGTTGACCTCTGGGAAACCACCTGTGCTATATTGAAGAAATACGAATCCCAGTCCGGTCGATTATCTGGATCATGCTTTGGTGGCTTCACTGTGGCCACGCAAACTCATAAAGATCAGATAAGTCATCAATCCTTATCATAGTCTCATCTTCCAAGTTATACTCCTGAGACATCAGTATCCCCATCCCAACTTCGTTTATTTCATTAACCACATCTGGACTGTCATCTACAAACACATCCATTCCAAGTTTTTTATACAACTCGACCTTCTTTCCATTAGTTGCAAAGTGAACATCAGAATACATAAATCCCCACTCTTCCAACCATCTTCCAGTAACCAGTATAGCAGACTCTTTGGCCCTAGAAGTCACAAAATGAACCTCATGCCCTTTGCCGAACAAATCATTGACGACATGCCACGCAGTCCTTATTGGTTTCATATTCAACCAAAATGGACGCCCCTCAAGAACCGACTCATACTCATCCGGTAGATCGTCATAGTACAGCACCAGTTCCCGATCACTTACATCAAGTTCTAAATCGTCAGCAAGACCTCTTGCGCCAGCAAGAAAATCACACACAACACCATCTATATCTAATCCATAGTTCATGTTAAATGCCAAAGGGAGAGAGGCGACTGCCCCTCTCCCCTAGCAAACCTACTTTCTACCAGTCACTGGCAGGAGCGCTTGCACGCTCGCCAGTGGTCAGATAAGTCTCCTGCTCACTATAAGGAAGAGACATGTACATACCATTCAGATCATGCAACGCCAAGGCAGTAACTGCCTCAGGCTCGTCAGCAATCTCCAACGGGATAAGAGTATAGTTAGTGTCCGAAGCACCAGATCCAGTACGTGCATACTTGTAATACCGATCCGTAATGGTTCCAAACTCCTTAGCATACTCAATCAATGTAAGCCCAATGTGCCTCTGGTTGAATGTCGTATCCACAACCCTAGGCTCCCAATTTCCAGGCTCAACCTCAACTGCAACATTAATCAAAAGATGCGGACGAGGCTTCCACCTGCCATTAGACGTAGCCTGCTCAGTACCCCAGCAGCGATATCCATGCTGCTCGCTCTGAGCAGTAGAAGCAACCTTCCATTTCCAATTGATTACCGACGTAACAACATTAGTTGTCATAGCCGTTCCAGCCTCAGAATCAAAATTGGTAGAATCCTCAGTCAGTTCCTGACGGAACCTGATCTTGAAAGACTCGCCATCCTTAAGACTGAAATACTTCTTAGCGCCACCACTAGTTGATGATGCACCAATCTGTTTTTCCATTTCCTGTAACGATGTAAATGTTTTCACTTTTTCTCCTTGTTATTTTATAGTTTAATTTTACTGTTACTAACAGCGTCTGAAATCTCAGAAGCTGTCATGTCACCGGGATCGCCACGCCCATCGGGACACTCTGCCCAACGCACACGCCGTCCACGGCATGACACCATTATATCATGTCCCATCACCTGACCCGCCTCGTCAGCGTCAGGAAATGCAATAATTTCATCAAAATACTTTCTGATCAGACCGTACTGATGCTCAGAAATCTTAGAGCCTAATGTAGCGATCACATTGGGAAAGCCAGCCTGATGTATCTTAACCGCATCTAGACTACCTTCCGTCACTATTACAGAATCGTATTTCTTAGCATTGCAGAGATTGAACAATACCTTCGCACGTTTAAACCCATTAGTATACAGATATCGAGGCTCCTGGTCTTTGTCAATCGCCCTGCCTATCATACCAACCAATTTATAACTCTCATCTCTGACCGGAATAACAACTCTTCTTTTTTTGTCTGAGAAGCACACTTCAAAATACTTCAGCGTGTCCACATCAAACCCTCTATCTGTCAAAGAAGACAACTTATGACTATCTTTTTCGTAGTCTATAGCAAGCCCATCTATTGACAATTCAATATCTTCATCGATATCTACTTTCTTGTTGAGCTTTATTTTCAAGAGATCAGGATTGATAACCTTGCTCTCTATGACATCTTCATTGAGTAGTCTTCTATGGAGTTGTCTGTAATTTCCTTTTGCCCCGCAAGATGGATTAAAACATTGCCACAATCCAGTTTTAGTATTAACATAGCAAGACGCACTATCCGTATTTCTATGAAACGGACAATAAATTGCAATCT